GCAAGCCCGTGCGTATTGCCAAAGTTGTTTGCTCAACTCAACATAGCGAAGATGCAGATATCAAATTTGTAAGAGAGTTTGTTGAGCGCATTATTCGAGAAGTTTTGCCAGCGCACTATGTCGACAGTGCTACAGAGTTCCACATCAATCCCACTGGACGTTTTGCAGTTGGCGGACCAGATGGTGACTGTGGGTTAACAGGACGCAAGATCATTGTCGACACCTACGGCGGCTCAAGTCCGCATGGCGGCGGCGCATTTAGTGGTAAAGATCCCACCAAAGTAGATCGTAGTGCCGCTTACTTGACACGTTGGATTGCTAAAAACATTGTGGCAAGTGGCCGTGCAGATTGGGCTACTGTTCAAATCAGCTACGCTATTGGTATGAAAGATCCAATGAGTTTTTATATTGAAAGCGATGGCGACAGTAGGGCGTTGACCAAGACAGTGCAAGACACTGTGGACATGACACCAAAAGGTATCATTGATCGATTCCAATTGTTCCGTCCTATCTACAGTAGTACAACTAACTACGGACACTTTGGCAAGGATTATTTGCCATGGGAAAAAATTGATTTATTCTAGGAGAATGTAATGGGATTGTTTGACGTATTTAAAAAGAAACCACCACCAGTAGTGGCCAAAGAGCCCAAGGCAGAAAAGCCCAAAGCACCAGTCAAAACTGAAAAAGAAATTGCCACAGATAAAGGAGAACCGTGGGTTGCTATTTTGAGCATGGACATTGATCCCGAAAATCTGCATCAAGGTGCTTTTGAACTGGATTGGAATGACAAGTTTGTTGCCAACTTGGTACGAGCAGGATACCAAGGTAGACCAGACGATAAAGACTCAGACATTGTAGATCGATGGTTTCAGAATGTGTGCCGACACGTGGTCATGGAGACATGGGAACAAGAAATGGCTAATAATCCCGCTCGTGTTGTCAAGCAACGCGACATCGGAGACGGTAGAACAGAAGTTTCATAATGATTTTAGCTATAGGTGATAGTAATATGTTTCCGGCTTGCACTGAGACCCAGGATCAGCCGGATCCTAAAAATATGGTGTCAGTGTTTAGTCATCAAATGAATCAATCTTTTAGATGTTGGAGCAAAAATGGGGCCAGTAACTATTGGATAGAACAACATATAGAGTACTTTTTAGCAGATCCGGCGTGGGATCCAGATACATTTTTGTTTATAGGGTGGACCAGCACCGAGCGTGAAGAATGGCCTTGGTTATATAATAATATTTCAGTATGTGGTGGCCCCGATTTTGGGATGCCGGAACCAACAAAAGCAAAATTCGAACAATGGAAAAAAACATTAACTCCAGAGTACATGCAACAATGCACCAATATGTGGCACGATAGAATACACCAATTGCATATAGAATTAGTGGATCGTAAAATTCGTCATTTATTTTGGTGCACATATGATAATTTTAAATCTATAAACAATCATGTTACATGGAATAAAAACTTTTTTATGCCATATGACGACACCGGGTGTATGGCTAAGTTCTTAGAATCAAAAAAAATCACAGCAATTGATGGTGATCCCTTTCATTACGATGATACGGCTCAATCTACGTGGGCAAATACGTTGTTTAATTACGCTAAAGAAAATATGTTATGATATTTTATGTAAATGGTGATAGCCATACCGCGGCTGCCGAAGCGGTCAACCCACATGCGTTTGCAATGGATGATGCTCAATTGTTTTACATGGGTCGTGCTCCGCATCCAGAAAATTTTGCAGTCAGTTGGGCCAAACGTCTAGGTGATGCATTAAGAGCAGGCATTCATTGCGATGCTGAAAGTGCAAGTAGTAACACTCGTATACTAAGAACAACTAGACAATGGTTAGAAAAGATACGCAACTTAGACGAAGTGTTGATGGTTATCCAATGGAGTACGTGGGAACGTGAAGAATGGCTGATTGATGATGTTTACTATCAAATTGGTGCTAGTGGCATGGATGATGTCCCAGAAGACCACCAACAACGATACAAAGAATTCGTTGTAGGGGTAGACTGGGAGCAAAAAACTCTACAAGCACACAACGATATTTGGCAACTGCATACCGAATTAGAAGATTTGGGCGTCAACCACATTTTCTTCAACGGCAACAACGATTTTAGCAGTATCAAAGAGCGCAAAGACTGGGGCACTAGTTATATTGACCCTTACGACCCAGAAGGCACATACAATGCCCGAATAAGAGCAAAAGGTATCCAAACGGTTATGCCCGATTCGTGGCATTTTGGTAAGGACGGCCATAGCTTTTGGAATCGTTTTATGTTACAATATATCAATACAAACAACAAAGTTTAAGGTTTTACCATGCGTTATGTGTTGATTGACACGGCCAATATGTTTTTTCGTGCCAGGCACACAGCTTTTCGTGCCAGCGATCCGTGGGAAAAAGTTGGAGTAGCATTACACACAACACTGATGAGTGCCAACAAGGTGGTCAAGCGTTTTGAAGCAGATCATGTTGTTTTTGCGTTGGAAGGTCGTAGCTGGCGTAAAGATCACTATAAACCTTACAAAGCCAACCGTACAGCGGCCCGTGCAGCTCTTACAGAAGCAGAAGCTGATGAAGATAAGATGTTCTGGGAAACGTATGACAATTTGACTAAATACTTGTCAGAACGAACCAACTGTAGTGTGCTCAGATGCCCTACTGCCGAAGGCGATGACATTATTGCCCGTTGGATCAACTTGCATCCCCAAGACGAACATATTATTATCAGCAGTGACACAGACTTTGTTCAGTTACTTGCATCTAATGTAAAACAGTACAATGGTATCACAGACGAACTTATTACTATGGAAGGCATTTTTGATGCCAAAGGCAAATCTGTGATTGATAAGAAAACCAAAGAACCTAAAAAGATTCCGGATCCAGCCTGGTTGTTGTTTGAAAAGTGCATGCGCGGCGATACCAGTGACAATGTGTTTAGTGCATTTCCCGGAGTGCGTACCAAAGGTACCAAGAACAAAGTTGGTCTTACAGAAGCATTTGAAGATCGTAACACAAAAGGTTACAACTGGAACAACATGATGTTGCAAAGGTGGACTGATCATAATGGCAACGAACACCGTGTGTTGGATGACTACGAGCGCAATCGTGCATTGATTGATCTTACACATCAACCACAAGACATCAAAGACATAGTGGACCTGGCTATCATTGAACAAGTTTCACACAAAGATATTGGACAAGTGGGCGTACGGTTTATGCAATTTTGCGGCAAGTACGAACTGAATAGATGTAGCGACAATGCAGACAGCTTTGGACGCTGGATGAATGAAACATACAAAGGAGTATTAAATGTTAATAGCTAAAGTAGTAGCTGATAAGCAGTACTGGATCTTACAAGATGAAGATCAAAAGGTTGGCAACATTGAAGCATGGGACGGCGGGTATCAAGTTCGCATCCATGATCAAGTAAAACAATTTAAAACAATTCGACTGGCGGCACGTGAGGCCAACATCACATTTGAAAAGAAACCGCTCAGGTCCAAGCCTGACAACAGTATGGTACACGGTTTTCCTGTTGTAGGAAGATCATATAATCCTGTATGGGACGTGACGCATCGGTTGCCATTGTATACCAAGAATAGAAAAAGCAAGTCTTGGTTTGCCGCAGGTTGGTATTCGGTCAAGCGCGGACGCAAGTGGCGAGTGGTACAGGATCCAAAACTGATTGCACTGCAACGTTATCCATATCAAGGCCCATTTCATAACAAAGACGAAGTAACAGTATGACATCACCATTTCGCGACCAAGAAAAATTTATGAACGCTTGTGATCAAACCACAAGTGACTATAACAAAGATCAATACAACATGTATATTGGGCTAATACAAGAAGAACACGACGAACTACAAGTGGCCATTCACGCCAACGATCGTGTTGAACAACTAGACGCATTGATTGACATTCTTGTTGTTACTATTGGTGCTATCCATAGCGCTGGCTTTGATGCCGAAGGTGCGTGGAAAGAAGTTATGTCAACTAACTTTGCCAAGATTGATCGAGAAACCGGCAAGGTTCGCAAACGTGAAGATGGCAAGGTGCTTAAACCTCTAGGATGGAATGCTCCAGAACTTACCCCATTCTTAACAAAATGAGTATCCATATCCAAAAGTTCATTGAGCGTGTACAAGGCTTTGAAGCACGAGCAACCAAAGACTTTACTATGCCAATAAAGGATGCCAAAGATCTACATGCAGACATTACCAAATTGCTGTTGACTTTGCACAATTTGCGAGAGGTCGCTGTAAACGCACAACAAAACGATAAAATTACTGTAGAAGTTGAAGGTGGGTCGTTCTAATAACTCCCTATATTTGGCATAAATAAATGTAGGAGTTTAATGATGTCAAGACCCAAACCAAAAGTTCTACTAGAACTAACCAACAAGTCAACTTACAAAACAGAACAGGTATTGTCGTCAGACGGGGTGTGGGCTGTGTTTTTTGACGGTGGCCCTATCAATCTCAAAACCAGTAACATGCTGGTCCAGCATCCTGGGCCCAAATACAAGAAAGTGTCGTTTTCAAATCCGGGACATGCACACAATCTTTCCAAGAAGCTGAACACACAGTTCAAAACTGACAAATTCACAGTGGTGTTGTTACAGCAAGGCAACACAGTTACATCGAGTAACTAGTGCGTGACAAATTAAAATTAACCGAAGCATTGGTAGCAGAGCTGCCGGAACAGTTTGAAGAGTCAGTGGAATCTGCATTACGATCTTGGTGGGCAAATATTCGTAAGACCGGTGGCATGCGATTGAGCGAACACGGGTATTATGTTTTTAGTCGTGTGTTGGACATAGCACATTACGGAATTGATATTAAACCCTCACCGGGT